TGCCAGGACTGGAAACCATTCAGGCGGTAAAAAACGCAACAGACCTTACGAAAGTAAAAAACATCGGTAAAGCCGGTGAAAAAGAAATTGCAGAGTACCTGCAAAAATAGTGAGGAACACCCATGCCGTTAACCGTAGTCACAGAAGCAGCCAGACAACCAGTAGATCTTTGTGATCTCAAACTTCATTTGAAGTTGGTTGTAGAAAACTGTGCCGACTACACGGTGGAGGATAACCTTCTTTCGTCACTGATTGCGGCCGCATGTGCATCCTTCGAAACGAAGCGCAAAACACAGCTGATTGAAGCAGAGTATCGATGGGACTTTACGGAGTTCAGTGATAAACTGGAGCTTCCGCGTCCGCCGCTGATGAGCGTCTCAAAAGTGGCGTATATCGATACGGCCGGTGACGAGCAGACGATTGCAGACAGTAATTACGAAGTTCAGGCAAACAGAACGCCCGGTTATGTACGGTTTTATCCTGATTATGAGTTTCCTGAAGATGTGGATACCGATATCGAGTACCCTGTTCAGGTTACGTATATATGCGGTTACGGAAAGAGCCATCAGGATGTGCCATCCAATATCAGGCTATTTATGAAAAACATCATCGGCATGTACTACATGCAGCGCGAAAGCATGGTGATCAGCCACAGCACGCTATCTGTGGAGGATTTACGTGAGCAGATGACGCATCTGATCGCCGGAACGCCTAAACCATTGAGGTTTGGATAATGGACACCGGAAACATGGACCGACAGATCACGCTGAAAAAACGAACCACAACAAAGGCGGCCAGTGGGCAGCCTGTGGAATCGTTTACAAATGTAGACAGCCGGGCCGTGGTATGGGCACAGGTTCAGGATGATAAAGGAAGTGAAGGATATGATGCTGAGAAGAAAACAGCATCCGTAACCAAAGTGGTAAAGATACACCACCGCACAGATATCGACGAGACCAACGTCTTCGACTATGAAGGCCGGATCTTTGATATCAAACGGGTTCACGAATTGCAACGCCGAAAAGGGCTGCTGATAACCGGACTTTGGACACAGGGCCAGTATGAATAGCAAACGCAACCATACCGATGCGTCTGCTCTGTCCATTACAGAAAAGCTGGTGACGGAAGGTGAAGGATTGAGGCTAAAGCCCTATATGGACACCACTGCGAAAATTACGATTGGGTACGGACGGAACATTGATGAAGAGGGTATAAGCTGGGAAGAGGCGAAGATGCTGATGGCAAATGATATTGTACGAAGTTATAACGAATTGTTAGCGGAGTTCTCCTTCTTCAAAGAACTAAGTGAGTTCCGAAAATCCGTTATCGCGGATATGCACTATAATCTCGGATTATCGCGTCTATTGTCGTTTAAGAAGATGCTTCGGGCCATCCAGCTGGGCAACTTTGATATGGCAGCCGATGAACTACTGGACAGCACCTATGCGCAGCAGGTGGGAGATCGGGCCAGACGAAACTACTACATGATGAAATTCAATCAGTTCTGCACCAAAGAGCAGGGTAAATCTTACTTCGTGAACCAATGAATAAAGAAGAAACAAATTTACTAAGCGATCCGAAGTCCCTTCTATCCATGATTCAGATTCTTATGCTGATTGGCACCATTTTCTGGGTGATCGGCGTGCAGGGAGAGAAGATTGAAACCATAGAAGTGAAGACGGAACGAAACTCCGAATCAATCATTCTGAACCGCGAACGAACGGCGGCTGTAGAAATTCGACAGGCCGTAACCGATGAGCAGTACCGGCAGATCATTCAGAGGCTTGAACAACTAAAAAACAAACTTGATCAGGAAAAAAGATGAGTGTTTTCGGACTACTAAAAAGAATAATTAAGCCGGTAACGGATATCATCGATAAAGCCGTGACTGATAAGGACATGGCAAAGCAGCTGAAGCACGATATAGAAATGACGCTTTCCGAGTCTTTGGATAAGGAGCTGGAAGCACGCCGTGATATTATTGTGGCAGAAGCACAAGGCGAGAGTTGGCTGCAAAGAAGCTGGCGGCCAATAACGATGCTCTCATTTTTGGTGCTGCTTTTTATCTACTGGCTGGGACTTGCTCCTGAGTATGTAGTACAAAGTGAACAGGCCATGAACCAGGTATTTCAACTGCTGCAGATTGGTATAGGCGGTTACATCGTCGGCCGGTCCGGAGAGAAGATTATGCAAAACTATAAAAACGGTAAACAGTCATGAAAGTACCACCATTCGATATTATCGCAAACGACATTTTTAAATAACTAAACACTCATGAAGAAAGTATTCTGGCATCTGATGGTTTTAATTATAGCGTTCATACTGTCTGCAGTACTAACTGGCGAATACCATTCAGCTCTTAGCGTGTGTGTGGGCTACGCCGTGGGACTGGGAGTGAGTGAAGCGCTAAACCGGGGACTGATCGAATGAAGAAGAAAATACTCTTAATGATAAACCTGGTATGGAACTTCGTGGTGATTGTGATCGCCATTCCGTTTCTGCCGCAATTACGATAAACCAATGGCACAAAAAAAAGGAATGACATGTTTACTCTTCTCAAATGTACCTGAAGGCACACACTACCGTGCCGGATCATACAGCTGGGTACATACACCGACTGCTGATGGATATATCGTTGAAGGGTATGCCGTGGAGTATGATCCCCAGCGTAAAGAAGAGACTGATCAAGCATGGAGTATGGACGTACCGACTGAAGATAATACGGTTGATGAAATTAAAGCGTGGCTGGATGAGAATGATGTGGAGTACAGTGACGAAAATAAAGCAAAGCTATTGGAATTGGTAGATAACGCATAGATATGGCGCGAATAAGAGGTCATTCAATAACGGGCGATTTCACTATAAAAACAGATGAGACAGAGTTTAATGAAGCTCTTGAATCATTTGAAAGAATGAATAAATCTATTGATGCACGATATTTGAAGAATACACAGGCCCGTGTAGCAAGGCGTGAAATGATACCTGAAATGAAGAGGCAAAGTAAATCTGTCTCAATTACAAAAGTTATTGGAGTCACTACATCTAAAAAAAGAGCAGGCGAGTTAGGTGTTAAAGTAGGTGTAATTAATAATGATGAAAATGAATTTCCAACATTCTCAGCACCAGCTTTGGCATCTGTTCTTGAATATGGTACAGCAGAACGATACAGAAATTTGAAAAGATTGGGGTTCATTACCGGGCGGCAGTCTACAGGATCTATGCCTTCCGCTAAATTTCTTAGACCTGCATGGGATATGACAGCACCTAAATTAATGGATGAGGTTGAAAGGCTTGTACTTAACAGAATTGAAAAATCTGCATGACAGGAAAGGCAATCATATCACTGTTTGAGTCTAAGACGGCCATCACCGATCTGATTGGATCGGGTGCTTCTATGCGACTCACTCCTAAAGTGATGCCGCAGAATAGTAGTAACTGGCCGGTAATGACGTATAACATGCAGAATGTGATCCCTGTAAATGATGGGAGCGGGAAGAGCGACTTTGAATTTCGCTCTGTTGATTTCTTTGCTTACGCAAAAATACAGGATGATGCTGAAGATCTGATTAATACTGTACGTGAAGAGCTTGAAGATGAGCGAGGTACATGGGGCGGGGTGGAGGTAAATCACATTTTATACATGACAGACAGTACCGACTATCTGGAAGATCTTGAACTACATACACACCAACTTGAACTACAATTCAACTATAGGAGATAACCAATGGGAAAATTAAAAGGCCGCGATCTGATTGCAGAATTGGATTCGCAAAAACTCGGAAACGTCACCAGCATTCAGCTGAATGTCGATGGCGAAGTAATTAACGTCAGCGACTGGGATTCCGGAGAATGGAATGAAAAGCTCGCAGGTCGTAAAGACTGGACGATGACCATTTCAGTGTTCTATAACATTGCAGACCAGGGACAAATCGATGCAGAGACACTGATGTTCTCCACTGGCCGATCAGGTACGATTAGTTTTGGACCAGAAACACCTTCAGCCGGAGATGTGACGTACAGCGGTACAGTCATAATGACGAACTATTCACCGGATGCAAGTGGAAGTGATGATGCGATTACAGCATCATACTCATTTGAAGGGAACGGAGCACTGACACCAACTACGGAAGCATAATATGATTCATAAAGTAAAGAAAGGTGACTTCGAGTATCCGTTCTTTTTCGGGATGAGAGAGATCTATTCACTTACGCAAAGTAAAGGAATAGAATTTCATGAAGTAGATCAGACCGTAAGCATGGATTTCGATGTCATGCTGAAAATATTTCACCTGGGAAGTAAAAAAGGCGTGCGGCGTTTGGCAAAAGAAGACGGGGTGGAGGTCAGTCAGTACGAACATCTTCAGCTATCGGAAGTCCAGATCGAGGACTTCATCGATGATGATCCTGATTTCTATGCACAGCTTGATAAGGCGTTCGCAGATTCCCGGATCGTGAAGAAAATATTTGATGAAGCGGAACCACAGGATGAAAAGACGAAGAGCCCGAAAAATTAACGTGGGACTATGTACTCCAGATCGCTTACGGCGTCATAGGGTTATCTCCTGATGATTTCTGGGGTATGGCACCGCGTGAGTTTTACAATGCGTGGATCGGGGCCTCTGAACATAATGTAGCACAGATCGAAGCGATTAGAAACATTGTGTACGGAGCCCACCGGTTTAACGCGGCGAACACCGCATTCTCGGGTGATGCAGCTCGGAAGATTGCAAGAATGCGGTTCCCGTGGGAAAAACCGCAAAAACTGAAGGCTTTGAACTACGATGATATGAAAGGCTTTTTCAAACAAATAAGTAAGAACTGATGGCAGAACGTCGCGTAACCTTCCTTATCGGTGCCAACATTCGCAACTTTCAGAAGAACCTGAAAACAGCGAGTGCCAGGCTCGACCGCTTTGGGCAAAGAGCTGAACGGCTTGGATCTGGTATGCAGACTTATCTTACACTTCCGATCCTTGCCGCCGGTGCTGCCGCATTTAAAATGGCCGGTGACTTTGAAACCAGCTTCACCCGTATCGAAACACTGGTAGGCATCTCCCGCAGTGAAGTGGATAAGATGCGAGCCAGCGTACTGGCACTAAGTAGTGAGACAGGGAAAAGCGCTGATGAGTTAAGCGCCGCCCTGTTTACTATCACCAGTGCGGGACTTCGCGGTGCTGAAGCTATGGAGGTTTTGGAACGGGCTGCCAAAGCAAGTGCGATTGGGCTGGGTGAGACCAATGAGATTGCCCGCGCCACCACTGCTGTGGTTCAGGCATACGGAAAGGAGAATATCAACGCCGCAGAAGCCACCGATATTCTTACAGCTATTGTAAGAGAAGGTAATCTGGAAGCGGAAAGCCTTGCTCCAACACTGGGCCGGGTGATTGGTTTGGCCTCACAGCTTGGTATATCATTCAGTGAAGTGGGTGCCTCCATTGCTACCTATACCCGTTTGGGTGTAAGCGCAGAAGAAGCCACCACCGGCCTGCGTGGTATTATGAGTACACTCATTAAGCCCACCACGCAAACAAAGGATGCCCTTCAGGGAATTGGAACGACAGCCGAAGAACTTCGCCGTAAGATACAGGATGAAGGACTCGCTGTAACGATGAATAATTTACTCAAAGAGTTTGAAGGCAATGATGAGGCTCTTGGTGAACTGATCCCGAATGTACGCGCACTCTCAGCTGTACTCGGTACGGCCGGTGCACAGGGTGAAGCGTACGAACAAGTACAGAAAAACATTGCACAGTCTACCGGTATAGTAAATGATGGATTTGAGCGAACATCAGAAGATGCGATGTTTAAATTCAATCAGCGTATTCAGGAGCTACGAAACGAGTTTTTAAAAACAGGCAATGTTCTTCTGCCTGTAGCGACAAAGATACTTGGGAAAGTGGGAGAGCTTACTGAGAAATTTAACCAGATGGACGATCAGGCTCGACGGAATGCATTAACAATTTTTACACTTGCCGCCGCTATTGGACCGACCATCATCGTGATTGGAAAGCTCGCAAAAGTATTGGCACTGGCCGCTACTCCCATATTTTTAAAGATTGCAGCACTCGGTGCATTGGTTACAGCTTTGGAATATGTTCGCAGAAACAGTGAGGCGTTTCGCATGTTCTTCTCTGATCTGTGGAGTGAGTTAAAAAACTATGTGCTGGACTCTGTACATGGAATGCTGGGAGCGCTTGAGACGCTGATGTCTGTACTTCCACAGGGTGATATAGCATTCGGCTCTTTGCGTGCGGGACTGATTGGATTAAAAGATGAAGTACCAGACCGTGAAGACGGGTATGGATTTCAGGGATTTACGGAGTTTATAGGTGATCTGTCTTCAGATGCGCAAAAGCAGCTCGAAAAACTGGCGAATCTCTTCTTCCAGGTAAAAGATGGTGCATCCAGCGCTATGCAACAGGTAGCCGGTATCAGTGTGTCAGGATCAAACCGATCTATCGGAGCCAATGACTTTACAGACAATACTGGCGTTCGCGCTCCACAGACAGCCCAGCCGATGGCGGTGAATAGCAATGTGCGTTCTATCATTCCCGGAATGAGCCGAACACCCGAAGAAATTCAGGCAGCCATTGACAGGATGAACCGTCTGAATCAAACGACTAACTTTATGAAGACCATTGCCGATGAGTTTACCAACTCATTTGGTGCAGGTATGGCGAACATTGTGGTTCAGGGTGGAAAGTTGATTGACGTTCTGAACAATATGAAGAAGCTCCTGCTCTCATCCGCCATACAGACATTTATTGGTGCACTGCTTACAGGCGGACTCGGTGGAAGTGGATTCTTTGGAGATGGTGGGGGACTGTTCGGTAAAATATTCGGAGTAGATGATGCGCTCATCACAAGTAGCGGCGATGTGGTAAAGTTCCACCCTGATGATAATCTGCTGGCCATGAAAGATTTTTCAAACCTTGCACCGGCAATGTCCAGCGGAGGCGGTGGAATCACAGCAGATCAGTTAGTATCCGCACTCTCACAGGTACGCTGGAAAATGGATGTGGACAAAGGGCAGATCTATGCTGCCGGCGTGCAGGGGGGCGCTCGTATTAACCGATAATGGGGAAGCGATACGAAATAGGAGCTTATGATGTTGTAGCCGGAACGCAGAGCGTGGTGGAGATCCATGACAGTGAGTTTGCGGGTACGGCCGAAACGATGAAAGGCCATGCCCAGGGCGGATCACCGATTGTGTACACAAAGCAGTCACTCAATCCGCGCACCCGTCAGGATAATCCGATTTTGAAAACAGAGCTGCAGATTGATATCCAGATCGAGACTGCCGCACATGAACAGCTTCTGGCTGATATCATCGGCAGTGATGAGGACCGGTTCACATTCATATACACCATTGATGGTGTGGAAGAGTGGAGGGGAAAGGTTCTTCCCGATCTGACCACCTGGCCAGAAGATGCCGCACCATATCTCCACGTTCAACTTTTTGCAAAGGACTTCACCAATTTGGGGGCCGTCTCCTATCCTGATGAAGACCTGTCCGAGACCATTATCACCACCATAGCAGAATGCCTGGCACAGACCGGCATCACGAATGATATTGTCACGTACACATCATGGACCGAAGACAATATAACTTCGACCGAAGACTTTCTGAACCAGATCTACCACAGAACGCGCCAGCTGATTGATCTCATCAAGAATGAAGATGAAACCCTTCGTATACGGATCACCTACGAAGAGGCGCTGAACAGAATCTTACGGAACTACGGGTTAAACTGTACGCAGGCGGGTGGGCAGTGGCACATCTGGCAGGAATCCGCCTTTGAAACGCCTACATCGGTGGTGGTGAGTACCTACAACAGCAGTGGCGTTCTGCAATCCACAGCTACCAGCGACATCAGCCATGCACCTACAAGTATAACCATTGCCAGCCAGAATGAAGTAACACCGGGATTAAAGGCGGTTCAAAACCAATTTTCACACCGGTCACAGACGTTTATTCCGAGACTGCCTGATTTTGTGAGCCTTGGAGAAAGTGGAACAGAGACATTCAGCTTTAATCTAACGTATACCGGTGATGAGATCATCAAGATCACCAGCCGGGTAACGGCAACAAACTCAGCAACGGCAGCCGGTGGACAGTTTCGCGTGCAGGTGAAAACAGGGCAGTACCACTGGAATGGATCGGCATGGGTAACAGGCACAGCCAGTCCGGTCACTTTTTCGATGCTGGGTGGTGGCCTGCAAAACAGCGATGGAGATTATGTGTATGCCGGTGCGTTGTCTATTACGACC